GCTGCGGCACCTGTATCAGATGTTGTTGGTCTTACATAAGTACTAAAACTCCATTCAGCTGGTGCAAAAGAGTCAGTAAACATTGCTCTACCTCTTTTACTATAGCCTGATGAGTTTGCAGCCTCACTTAAAGTCACCTCGGATGTGTTTGTAGATTGAGAAAATGAAAATCCATCTAATACGGGCAGCTCATATAGCGCTGTATTATTGGAATCATATGCCCATTTCATAAACACTTTGGTATCTCTACTAAAGAAAAATGCCATTTTATTCTCCTAATTAATATCGAATCTCACAGACGATTTCACCTACGCCTAGAGGTTCGAGAACTCCTTCATCTGTGTCTACTGTTGCAATTGTTGTTTGAACTGTAGACTGAGATGTTCCTGTTGAATCTGTATAAACCAGTGGATCATTATCCTCCAGTACACTTTCAACATCTTCTAACAATTCTTCGAGTGCTAGAATGACATCGTTGTCGTCACTAACATAACATCGAACTGTTATTCTTAAAAATCTAAATCTGAAACCCGCTCCTTCATATTCACGAGTTTCTGCTCCTGCTCCTACATGTATAGTAGGAAATTCGTTCACTTCGTCCCAAAACTTTAGTCTTCTTTCTACATTAGAGACTGAAGTTCTAAATGGTGCACTACCATTTATTTGTTCAAGTTGTGTGCATAGTGCTTCAACTATAGCTCGACGACGCGTTGAATATCTTCTTGCTGTTGCCGTATCCATTAGTTGACTCCTACACCGAATCTAGTACCAATCATACCTGTTGCTACTTGTCTTACCGTTTTCTTTATTAGTCTTTCGGGGTCTCTTTGGTAAGTATATTTTTTACCCCCTGGAGCAAAAGTTTCATAAGGGTCTTGTCGATAAGTTGTTTCTATCATTGTATTCCCTCCTCTTGGTCCTTGTGTTACATTTGAAACTCTTACTGAGTTTGCAAATCTCCCTGTTCTAAATCTAAGTGCTGGAGATGTCATATTTTGGGCTATTGCCTGAGGTAAAATATCATTTAACAAATTTCTTAATGCTATAGGATTTGTTCCTAATGCATCTGTTCTAATATTGCCTCCTATTGGTGGTAATCCATTTCTTCTAATAAGTTTTACTCTTCCACCTTTCTTCTTTTTAGGTTTTTGAAATCCACTACTAGCTTTTTTAGGTGTTGCCATTTTCTTAAATAAAGCTTTATTAACTTTTAATCTCATATCAGGGTTACTTTTATGAGGAAAAATACTTTTTACTAACAACTTAGGAGTTTCTACTAGTACATTATCTATTATACCTGGACTAGCTCCTATCATTAATTGATTATAAGAGTTTGATGCCATGTGTTTAATTATAAAACTATTTATTTTATTTTCAACATCTGCCAAAATACTTTCAATTTTCTTAGCTAGTTTGCCTCCTCTTCCTTCGTCCCATTCTTTCATAGCCTTGGTATAGGCTTGTCCTTTTGCAGTACTACCTGAGCCTAGTGCAAATTTTACTTGGATTGCTCTAGTTAATACATACTTTTTTGTTACAGGGTTAGGAGTTCTTATATTCCTAGTTGCCATTACTTGATTTGGTAAGTTATGTAATTGCATTTCAGCATCAATAACATCACTAAATAAACCTACTACAACATCTCTTAAAGTGTCTGCAGGAGTTCTTTGATTTAAACTATCAATCAAATCTCCTAAACCTGAATCACTTCGTGGCATATTATCTCTAACTGATTCCATACCTAAAGTAGTTTTAGGGTCAGATGTTAGAGGTCCACCATGGTGTCCGTGCATACCTGTTTTTAGCCTTGTTCTATGTCCACTTAAAATAGAAACACCAGCTGCCTGTTCTAGAGATTTTAAAGCTGCTTCTTTTCCTGCACCAGTAGCTTTCTTTTCTCTACTACTAGAGCCTGATTCTCTACTTGCAGTTGTTCTATCTACTTTTACTACTGTTAATTCTTTTTTAAATCTACTAACATGAAAAGGCTCATTACTTGTTTTAAAACTTTGTTCAGTTGAGTCTAAAAATGCTTTTACCATACCATTTATGTAATTGCCTTTCTTTTCTAGTCCTAAATACTCACAGCTATATCTAGCCCACTCTTTAATGTACTTTCTATTGTATACATAAGCTTCAATTTTGTGTTTACTTAATTCTGCTCTTGTTTTATTATTAGCGTCAGTACATATTTTTATTATTTCTTTTTTTAATTGTTTTATTGCCATTAAATCACAACTCTATACAAATCCAGTACCCTTTTGATGTGGTCTGGAAAGTCTGTGGAAGTTCTAATTCCTGCAGTACCTTGATTTTGTAAAGTTGCTCCGCCAAGTGTTCTTCTTTCTTTATGCTCATCTTTCATATAGTAATTAACTAAATCAAATAATGCAAGTTGTAAATCTTTTGGCGTAGTACTATATCCTGCTTTGTATGTTACTTTTACTGCTCCAACTCCTTGTTTAAATGGTAGTGGCTTGCCCTCTGCATTTGTTCTTATAATTGCATCGGCTTCTAAGTCTACATAGTATTCATAGTTTCCTGTAGTTAATTCTGTATAAGCTCCAGAATAACTTGTTCTTTCTTCTACTTTACTCACTTCGACTAACGGACTCTCGCTGACTATTATCGTTGATGTGTACGTATCATCTATTGAGAAAGTTTCAACTTTATTTGTACTATAGTAGTCAACAAATGATATACCGCAATATTTCTTTACTAAGTCTGAAATTTGTGGTACAATAACATTTAGACGGTCATCATCCTTCTCGCCTCGAAGACCTTCCGCATCCTTGTATTCATTTACTGTTATTAAATCTGCCATAATATTAAAAGTGGTGATTTATAGGTAAACCACCAAAAACCTGTAAAGCTATTAAGAAGCTTTGTACATGTGTCCCCACTTAGAAGTTGCACCGTCGATTAGGTCGGTGAAGCCAATTCTTTGAGAAGCCACTAGGACTCTTCTTTGATTAGCTACTTCGTAGTCTGACTCAATAGTAACACCTCTTAATCTTGGTATTACATAGTTTCTTGGGTATACAGCGATTGCTGCAAACTTACTAACTGCTGGTGTAGCAAATTCGTCACATAATAGTACTCTTGAACCGAATACTTGACCAATTTCACCGTTTAGCTTAGTAGCCATGTCGCCAACTAGGTTAGCATCTTGGAACTCAGCGTCTTCTAGCAATTCAAAGTAAGTTCTTTGAGATACGATATAAACCACTTCTGAAGGGTTAACACCGTATTTGCCCATATTCTTTCTCATTGAAAGTAACTCAGCTGCTGTAACTGTGTCTGTTGCGAAAGCTGTTCCTGACTGTGTAAAGTCACTGTCATTTCTAGCTAAGTGTAGTAGACCTTCGAATGAAGCTCCACCAGTACCAAATGCGCCGTCAGCGTCGTCACCTGCTAGGATACTATTTTCAATAGCTCTTGCATGAGACCTTACCATTGATTCTCTGATGAGAGGTAAGATTGGCATAATTGCATCTTCTTCAGTTTCATTACCTAAGTATGATTGTGAAATGAGTTTTTTGGTTGAAAGAGTTCTTTCTGTTAAATCAATACCACCGTATGGTGAGCCGTAAGTATCGCCTGTTTGGGCTAAGTTACCGTGTGGGCTTGAACCTGTAGCAGCTTGGTTGCCTGTAAATTCGGCATAACCACTATCTGGTAATATTGGGATAATCATGTTAGCAGAAGTCATTGGTATTTCTCTAAATAGAGGGGCTAATACTAATTCGTTCTGAATATCTCTTTCGATGTTTGTTGAAACAATCTGCTCAAAATCGTCTGAAGAAACTCCAACACCACTCATGGCGTTAGCTTTTTCCATAACGTTTTTCGCATAATCATTGTTCCATCCTTTACCAGTCGCTAAACCAGCAAATTTTGCATCAATGATGTCGTTTTCGAAAGCTTTTTTCCAGTCGCCTTGACCATTTCTGTCCGCAAAGATTCTTTTTGATTCTCTGATTGACATGATTTCTTCTGATTTCTCAGCTAGTTGTTGCTCTAATGAGTCTACAACTGTTTTTAAGTCTTCATGCTTTTCAGAAACTCGTTTCTCTACGTCGTTCATGAGTCTCTCAGCGCCTGATAATCCAGCTTCGATAACTGTTTTTTGCTCTTCCTGTTTTGCTTCTTGAGCAACCTTTTCGTTAGCTTCTACTTCTGCTTGCTTTTCAGCATGCTCGGCTTCTGCTTTTTGGTCGGCTGCTTTTTGCTCCGCTTGTTTCATAGCAATAGTTGTTGCAGTTTTTTCTGCTACATCTTTCGCAAATGATTCAAGGTCAAAAGCTACTTCAGGAGATTTTTTATCTTCTGACATA